GATTCACATGTAGCACATTTGATTTACTCCATGCAGGACATATTGGCATGTTGAGAGAAGCAAAAGAACATTGTGATTATTTAATTGTAGGACTACAAAGCGATCCAACTATTGATAGACCTGATACAAAGAACCAACCAATACAAACAATGGTAGAACGTTATGCACAACTTAATGCATTAAAACTAGTTGACGAAATTGTTCCATATCAAACAGAAGAAGATCTAATTGACATACTAGAATTATTTGAAATTGACGTAAGATTTTTAGGCGAAGAATACAGAGAAAAAGAATTTACTGGAAAAGACGTATGTCGTAAGCGTGGCATAGATTTACATTTTAATAAACGTGACCATAGGTTCAGCACAAGTTCACTACGGAAACGTGTTTGCGAAAAGGAAAATAAATGACAATACATGCGATGATTGATTTAGAAACATTAGGCACTTCACCCGATTGTGCTGTGTTAACTATTGGCGGTGTTAAGTTTAATCCCAATGCTATCTCAGAACCGTATCAGCCTTTTTATTATAGATTTAATGTAGACGAACAATTAGAAAAAGGTCGCACAGTATTAGATAGCACATTAGAATGGTGGGGCAAACAAGAAGAAAGTGTGCGTAACGAAGCACTAGGTGATGAAAATAGAACACCAGTATTAGAAGTATTACAAGCACTAAACAAATGGTGTGTTGGTGTTGATACTATTTGGTGTCAAGGACCTGCATTTGATATTGTAATACTAGAAAGTATGTTTAAAGAATACAATCATCACATACCTTGGCCGTTTTGGAAGATACGTGATAGCAGAACACTGTTTGGTATTATGCCAGTAGACCCACGCAAAGCAATCAACTTTGCGGCTCACAATGCATTAGAAGATTGTAAAGTTCAAGCATTATGTGTTCAGCAAACACTACAAAAGTTACAACTGGAGGTTAGATAATGTTACATACTGTAGAAGCACTAATAGATAAAATCAAAGCAATGCACGATAAAGCAATTTTACTACATAGACTTCGAAATCAGTATTCAGAACATGCAGACCGAACATACGACAAAGCAGAATGTCAGTTGTTAATTGATGATATACAATACATGGCTAAACTTATTGCAAACGATACACAAGGTGATGAGATTAAAACTGAAATGGAATACAAGAAATTTATAAAGGATCAAACTGACTGAAGAACAAGTAAGAGCAGAATACAGAGAACATAGAAAAGACCCAGTATTTGCTGAGCTTTGGCCAGACACAAATAGAGCTTTTTATGAATGGTGCTCGCAATATTTAGACTACAATCACATAAAGGATAAAAGAGATGAGGATTGAAGAAGATCAAAAATTAGATTACAGTGACGTGCTTATTCGTCCAAAACGTTCAACACTAGGTAGTCGTAAAGAAGTTGACTTAGAACGTGGATTTACATTCCGTAACTATACGCCACATTTTCCAGAAAATGCAGTATACAGACACTATCGTGGTGTTCCACTTATGGCAAGTAACATGGACGGTGTTGGAACATTTGAAATGGCAGACGAATTAGCAAGTCAAAAGATTATGACTTGTTTAGTTAAAACTTATAGTGTAGAACATTTAGCGGCATACTTTGGAACAGATAGTGAAGAACGCAGAGAATATGTAGCAATGAGTATCGGTATTATGCCAAAAGATTCCGAAAAGTTTCAAAATGTATACGCACAATCAAGCAAAGGTTTAAAGTATGTTTGTATTGATGTAGCAAATGGATATAGTGAACGATTTAGTAACTTCGTTAGAAAGTTTAGAAAACAATATCCTAATGTAGTAATCATTGCAGGCAATGTAGTCACTGGTGAAATGACAGAAGAATTAATTCTAAATGGTGCAGATATCGTTAAAGTTGGTATCGGACCAGGTAGTGTTTGCACAACTCGTATTCAAACTGGTGTTGGATATCCACAATTATCAGCAGTCATTGAATGTGCCGATGCGGCTCACGGGCTAGGTGGACATATAATCGCTGATGGCGGTTGTGTTTGCCCTGGTGATGTAGCAAAGGCTTTTGCCGGAGGCGCCGATTATGTAATGCTAGGAGGAATGTTAGCAGGACATGACGAAGGTGGCGGTGAAGTTGTAGATGGAAACATTCAGTTTTATGGTATGAGTTCAGATGCGGCAAATGTAAAACACTTTGGTGGACTTAAAGATTATCGAAGTTCAGAAGGTCGTGAAGTATTAGTTCCATATCGTGGTGCAGTTTCAAATACAATACAAAATATTTTAGGTGGCATTAGATCAACTTGCACATACTCAGGTGCTAAAAGATTAAAACACCTTATGCGTTGTGCAACATTTGTAAGAGTGCATAATCAGTTCAACCGAACATATGAGAATACCACAACTAAATCGTAAAGAGCTATGCATTTTCAACATAGCGTCTTTGCATCAGATAAGTAAGTGATTTTGCATTATCTTAGATAAATAAAAGTGTAATAAAAAGAGCGACCTCGGCTCAGAAAAAAAGAGCGGCAGTTAGTGCCACGCTAACTGACTCTGGGAAAGACCAGGGCATAACCCATGCCTTACAAGCGATACATTATGAGGTATCGTGGTAGCAGCCAGGAGAGACTGGCAAAGAAGAAAACGGATGCTTTCCCAAAAACATCCCATATAACACATTAAAGGAGAAGCCAATGGCAACCAATTTTTTTGGTGCATGGGCAGAACTCTTCAACGGAACACGTAGAACTCGTGTGAAATATGAGGCTGATCTGCTTACCTATGCAAAGACAGAATATACGAAAGACTGGCAGTATGCATACCAGTATATGCTAACACACGATGGCAAAGGGCCACATCAGCACATGGAGATATCTAAATGAGGATTATTAGAACACTTAAGAGTTTATTAAAAAAGAATCCGGTATGTAAAACGACATATAATCAATTACATCGTATGTCAGACAGAGAATTATCAGATATTGGAATATGTAGAGGAGACATTAGACGTGTGGCCAGCATGGCTAGTGTAATCGAACGCAGAGAACAATTTTAGATAACTACATACATAGAATACTAGTTTAGTATTCTTGACAAAACCGCTTACAAGCATTCGTTGGAGCCGATATTTACTGTGCCCAAGTTGCTTTAAGCGGTTTTTTATTATCTATAGTTTTAATCGGCTAAATACTATTATGAGTAAAGTTAATTTAATGCCACAAATAGTAGAATCATTGCAAGCCACACAATCACAAGAAAAGAAATTTGAGATTGTAAAAAAGTATGAAAAAGAAACATTATTTAAACGTATTGTTTTGTTCGCATACAATCCATGGATAGATTTTAAATTACAACATTTTGTTCCTAAACATATGGGTAAACAATTTGGCATGGGCATGAGTAGGTTTATGCATATGTTTGAAGAACTTATAGAAGGACAACTTGATCCAAAAGATGCAGAGTTTGGATTTAATATGGCATTTATACATGTTAATTCAGAAGAAGCACCAATACTATTAGGTATAATTAATCAAGCATTAGACCTTGGCTTAGAAATAGAAACAATTAATAAAGTGTGGCCTGATTTAATAGCTGATTATCCAATACGCACAGCAAAAATATCATCTTATAAAAACTTTGATAAATTTCCTGCAGCTATGCAAACAGTAAGCAAAGGCCTAAGAATTAATGTTATTGTTACAGATAATATAGTTCAATATAGACAAAAAGATGGTAGTGTAATCAAAGGATGGGAACATTGGAACGAGCAATTTCTTAATCTTGCACAAGGACAGAATACTGTATTTGATGGTCATGCCGTAATTGCAAAAAACAACAAGGTAGCCGAAACAGACAATACCAAAGTGTTAGAAGCAGATATTGAAGATATAAGATTTATATTTTGGGATGTTATACGCTATGATGGATTTATATCAGGGAAAGATACTCGTATAGGTTATAATTGGCGTTACAATGGACTTGAACATATGATGATGTTAGCATATGCAAAAAATCCAGAACCATGTTATGATATCCTAAAAGCAGAAATGATAGGTTCAAAAGAACAACTGGATACTGCAATAAAAAATTACAGCAAAGCAGTTATTAGGTCTTTAGACGATACTTGGGCAACAGGTGAAAGTGATGGAGAGATTATTTCTTCTCAGAAATAATTTGTTCTAGTCTATGGTTTTGTATTCTTGTATTTTTAATATAACGCCAAACTTTTCCTCTACCGTTATCAATTTCAAATGTAGTTTCAGAATAACCAATACTAATGATAGTTGCACGTTCGCCATCTAAATATACAACATCACCAGGTTCAAACCCAGGCTTTAATTTCCAGCGTATGCTTGCTACTAAATCACCTACTAACTCTTTGAACCATAATGCAATTACACCTGATATAAGCAATGCTAATGCAGGTGTTAAATATGTTGTAATGCCTTGTTCTACTATAGTTGTGTCCATATTACTATTTATGCAACGTATAAATATATAC